AACGTGGTTTCAGTGTATTCGATACTGACTCTCGTAAGATGGAATACATTCGTAATCCGTTTAGTCTATTCCATAAGATCATGTATGATGATGCTGATATGACCATCGAAGATATTGCACATTTAGACACTTCGAACTTGACAAACACCTTCATAAAGGTTATAGTAAGAAACAAGAGTAATCCATATATTTTCGATCTGTTCTTAGACAGACTACAAGCCGCTGGACCTTGCGACATTAAGGTTGTCGAAGATCATATGAACTTAGATGTTATCGATGAGAGTGAACTAGTCGATGAGGCACAAGATACGTTGACTATACTGAAGCAATACGTCCAGAACTTAGAGATTAGTACTGATAAAACTAAGATTGAAAAAGTTCTGCAAGAGTTACATAATGAGGCTATTAATTTATGATACTATTTGAAAAGGTTCGTTATAAGAACATTTTAAGTACTGGTAATACTTGGACAGAAGTTTTTTTAAACCGAAGCAAATCTACGTTGATCGTGGGCGAGAACGGAGCTGGTAAATCTACCATGCTTGATGCTCTCACGTTTGCATTGTATGGTAAGCCATTCAGAAAGATTAATAAGAACCAGTTAACTAATAGCGTGAACGGTAAAGGCTTAGAAGTAGAAGCTTTCTTCAGCATCAGTGGCAATAGTTACGTAATTAAACGTGGCATTAAGCCAGTTAAATTTGAAGTGTGGAAGAATAACGAACTGTTGAACCAAGATGCGGCTGCCCGTGATTACCAGACCTACTTAGAAGAGCAGATTCTAAAACTTAACTACAAGTCTTTTGGACAAGTAGTGGTACTGGGTTCTAGTACGTTCATTCCGTTCATGCAATTAAAAGCTGGTGAACGTAGAGATATTATTGAAGACTTGTTAGATATTCAAATCTTTACTACGATGAATACCTTACTTAAAGATAGAGTGTCTGATAATAAGGCAGAGATTAGTGATATTAAGTATCAAATCGATTTGATTGAGAATAAGATAGATAGTGCTAAAACACATAATGCATCTATTCGAAAGATTAAAGAAACTGAAGTAGGTAAACTTAAAGAAAAGCTAAAAGAGCAAGTTGCGTTTGTTGAAGATCAACAAGGCATTATGGATAGTGTCTTAGATGAAATCGAAGAACTAAATAGCAGTATCGGAGATAAAGCCGAGCAGAAGAAAAAACTGGCAGAGTTTCAGGAGCTAAATCATGATCTCACAACTCGACTCAATAAGTTACGTAAGGACGTTGAGTTCTATCAGAACCACGACAACTGTCCAACCTGTAAACAAGGGATCGAACATGAATTCAAAGAAGAGACAATCGAATCCTCAAGATCAACAGCAAAAGAAATCGAAACCGCAAAAGGGGAGATTGGACATAAGAGTCTAGCTGTTGAGACTAGACTAGAAGAGATTGACAAAGTTGAGGACATCATGTCTGAGAAGAATATCTCAGTAAGTGAACACCGAGCAAACGTCAAGATTGGTATGAATACTTGCAAATCTATCAAGAAAGAACTTGATGGCGCACAGCAAGAAGTTGAAGAGATTGATACATCTGATATCAAAAAACTTGAAAGTGATCTTGTTGACTATCATACAAATCAAAATGAACTTTTTGATCACAGAGAAATTTTAAGCGTGGTTGCTTCTATGCTAAAAGATGGCGGTATCAAGACCCGCATCATTAAACAATATGTACCTGTGATGAACAAACTGATTAACAAATATCTATCTGCGATGGATTTCTTTGTTCAGTTTGAATTAGATGAAAACTTCAACGAAACGATCAAGTCTCGTTTTCGTGATGAGTTTTCTTATTCCTCTTTCTCAGAGGGCGAGAAGTTAAGGATTGACCTTGCACTTCTCTTTACATGGAGAGCCGTATCTAAGTTGCGGAACTCTGTGTCTACTAACTTGTTGATCATGGATGAAATTATGGATTCTTCTTTAGATAGTGCGGGAACTGAAGAGTTTCTAAAAATCATTGAAGAACTGACTGCTGACTCAAATATCTTTATCATCAGTCACAAAGGTGATCAACTATTTGACAAATTCCATAGCGTAATCAAATTCGAAAAAGTAAAGAACTTTAGTAGAATTGCAACAACATAGGAGAGTACATTGGCAATAGCAGATCGATTAGTTTCTTTAGAGATGAAACATAAGAACTTGCATGATAGAGTAGAAGCGGCTGAAGCAGAGAAGGCTCCAGACCACTATATATCTAATATGAAGCGAGAAAAGTTAGTACTTAAAGATGAAATTACTCAACTCAAAAAACAAGTGATTGAACAATTTAAATAGAAGGTGATTATATGATGAAGAAAGCGAAGCGTGTAGGATTTACCTGTAGCACATTTGACTTGTTACATGCTGGACATGTGATGATGTTACGTGAAGCAAAAGAGCAATGCGACCACTTAATATGTGGGCTTCAAATCGATCCTGCTTTGGATCGACCAGAAAAGAACTCGCCCATTCAATCTATTGTTGAGCGTTATACTCAACTACAGGCTGTGAAGTACGTAGATGAGATCGTAGTGTATTCTACTGAAACCGACTTGAAAGATATTCTTGAATTGTATCTTATAGATGTACGTATTTTGGGTCCAGAGTACAAAGACAAAGACTTTACTGGTAGAGATGTGTGCGACAAGCGCAACATAGAATTATACTTCAACAATAGAGACCATCGATTTTCGTCTAGCAGTCTACGTACAAACGTAGTATGGGGTGAATCGGATATGGTAAATAAGAACAAGTAAGTCATGATAGAACGAATTTACATTCCCACTGTTCGAAGGTGTGACAACCAAATCACATATGAAAATCTTCCTAAAGAACTTCAGGCAAGGGTCATTATGGTCGTTGAGCCTGGTGAAAGGCATCTATACAACTACCCCTGCGAGTATCTTGAAATACCAGAAGAGATAGTTGGCAGTTGGACACAACTTGCACAAACCAGAGAGTTCATTCATAAACACGCTGGTGCTATAAAGTATTGCGTTGCCGATGACGATATAGTAATTAAGCGAAGAAATGCGAAATATTGGACTGGAGAGTCTAATATGGAATTGACAAAAAGAAATGCCACTCCAGAAGAAGCCTTAGAAATGTATGATACTATATCCACTTGGCTTGATGAAAAGTCTATAGGCATTGTTGGTCTTTCTGAAGCAGGTATACCACCGGCAGAAGTTGAGTACGAAGATACTAGAGATGTGTATTCTTACGTATTTTATGATGGAAGAATGATATCTAAAATCATTGATGAGATGGATATTTGTTCTTTAAGAATTGCTGAAGACGTTCTCTTTTTATATGAAGCGATGTCTAGAGGCATCAACACTAGAAAGTCTACTGAATGGATGTTTGATAATAGAAGTCTAGTAGATAAAAAGTTATCAGACTCCCGTGAAGTTTGGTCTGGTATGTTTGATAGTGAAGAAGATAAGCCAGAAGATTTCTATCAAACTGAAGAACACTATGAAGCATTAAGGTACATACAGCGAAAATATCCATACGGAATGAAGATTTTTGAAAAGCATGGCAAAATGAAAAACGTCAAGTATTGGAAGAAAGTCTACAGACCAATGGTCGCTGATGGTGCCTCGCTTGAAGGATTTATGTGATTAAATTAGGTGTTGACAAATCCATAAATATCTGATATAGTGGTAATAATTAAATGGAGTACATATGACTGACAACACAAAACCTATAGTCGAAGAGAGTGCCAACTACGACAACTATATGGATGATGAGGCACGTAAGAATGATTCGTACAGCATTAGCTTGGATAAATTTTTCGATGAGCCTATGCCTGATAAGCTTGTAGATGCTACTAAAGTCAAAAAGACTGTACATAATGATGTGTGGAAATCAATTTACGTTCACTTCAGAACGCAAGATGATATGGTCGATTTCTGTCAAAAAATTAATCAGATGATTCCAGGATACGTGAAAGAAACTTACTATCCTTTACATGCTTCTAACTCTTTAGTACAAGAGGATGATGATATTGAAGTTTCTGCTGATCTTCTTGTTCCCAAATACAATGGTTCTGGTTTTAGTAAAGTAAAGCCCGCTGAATCCAGTTGGACAAAACACTGGGTTGGCATGCCAGAGTTTACTCAAAACGATAAGGTGAAGTTTCGTGCAATCACTATGCATTTTAGATGTGAAGCAGATTACAGAGAGTTCTCGCAGAAGATTGGTCAAGAGATAACTGAGAAGACTAAAAGCATTTGGCATCCAGAACAGCACATTACAAAGAACTTGCTGTTACGTTGGATTCAGCCAGAGGGCAGAACATTGCCTAGACATCCTATGTACATCGTATCTAAAGGTCGAGCAGACTCAATGTTTACCTCTAGGTCGCTATCTCGTATGCAAATACCACATTATATTGTGATTGAGCCTCAAGACCTCGATAGTTATGATAAGGCACTTGATGTGTTCAATATGAGAGATTACGTGACACTTTTAGTCGCACCTTTCTCCAATCACGGAGATGGTCCTGGTCGTGCTAGAAACTGGGCATGGGATCACTCGATTAGTATCGGTGCTACGAGCCACTGGGTACTTGACGATAACATCTCAGATTTTTATAGACTACATGAAAATGAAAGAATTAGATTTGAGAGTGGTGTGGGCTTTCAAGTCATGGAAGATTTTGTAGATAGGTACGACAATGTTTATATTTCTGGTCCACAGTATAGATTCTTTATTGACCCAAATCAGAGTTACCCTCCTTTCGTTGCCAACACTCGCATATATTCTACTCTTCTTATTCGGAATGATTGTAAGCATAGATGGCGTGGTAGATATAATGAAGATACTGACATCTGCCTACGAGTAATGAAAGACGGAGATGTTTGTGTGCAGTTCAATGCATTCATGCAAGGTAAAGCCGCAACTCAAACAGTGAGTGGTGGTAATACTGCTGAGTTCTATCACGCAGAGAATACCGAAAATGAAGAGTTTAAAGAGACTGGATACAATACTGAAGGCACTGTGAATAAGTCACAGATGCTGGTTGACATGCACCCAGACGTAGCAAGACTTGTCTGGAGATATGGTAGATGGCATCACTTTGTAGACTACGGTCCATTCAAAGTCAACAAGCTAAAAGCAAAAGCTGGATATGAAATGCCCTCTGGTACGAACAACTACGGTATGGAGCTAGTCAAAGATTTTGATTGGAAAAACGCATAAAAAAATTCATTTTTCTTGAAAAAAGTGGTTGACATTACGGTCAAACCTGTTATTATAGTACTGTAATCAAGAGAAACGGAGAAGAAATTATGGCGTATGTATCACAAGAAATGAAGAAATCACTTGCTCCTGCTATTAAAGCAGTTCTTAAAGAGTTCGGTATGAAAGGCAGTATTTCTGTCAATAACCACTCAACTCTTTGCGTAAATATCAAAGCAGGTAAGATTGACTTTTCTGACAACTACACTCACGGTGATCGTTACATCCAAGTCAATGAATACTGGATTGATGAGCATTATGCTGGTGTTGCCCAGAAATTTCTAAACAAGCTGTTAGCGGCGATGAAAGGTCCTAACTACTTCAACAACGATGATGCGATGACTGACTATTTTCATAGATCACATTACACTGACATCAACGTTGGTAAATGGAACCAGCCTTACGAATTAATTTCGTAAAAAGTGAAATTAGGGGTTGACATTCGTGTCAACTCCTTGTATACTGTTCAAGTAAACAATGAGAGATTATATTATGCAAGTTGCAGTGATTCATACAGCCTTCGAAGAAAGTCCACGAACGGTTGCTTTTGTAAACATTCCTGAAGACGCTCGGTCAACTGACGAGGCATTAGAATATGCTTATCGTTGGACTAATAACGTGATGGGTTCTTGGAGTCGAACTGATATCGAAGATAACGGTGACTACAATCCAGACGTAACTGTGATGGCATCTTTAGGTAAAGATGGAATGGGTCTTCGATCTACTTCGATGGGTGACCAAATGCTGATCGGCAATAAGAAATACAAAGTAGCCGCTTTCGGATTTGAGGAGATGACGTTTGAGTAAAATAAAGTTCTCACGTAAGGTCATGAGCATTCAAGAGTTTGTTCTAGACCTTCTGCCAACTGTAGATTGTAGTCCAATCGGACAGCGACTACCTGTACACCCTGATGTGCAAAATGCTAAATCAGAAGCAATTATCTTATCGATAATGTCTAACATTGATATTGGAAATATTACTCTTGTAGATGTCTCTAGTGAGCCAACTACTTGGCTTTGGGAATCACTTGATGGTGGCCACCGCAAGCGGGCAATTCGAGACTTCTTTCAAGGCAAGTTTCGTGTTCTAGGTAGAACGTATTCTGAACTATCTGATAAAGAAAAGTCAGAGTTTAAAAACTATGAACTCGCATTCACCATGTATTCTCCATTGAGTAATGAAATGAAGGGTAAAATCTTCCGTAGCTTAAACGAGACTACACACGTGAACGAGATTGAAATGTTGAACTCTTATGGCAATACGCCAATCGCTAATGCAGTCCGTGAGACTGTTCGGGTTGTTACTCGCAACGATGGCAAAGTCTCTATCATACACAATTTGTTTGGTCTTACTGAGTTTGGTAATTTGAAGTGGTTATCTGGAGACAACTTACGTCTAAAGCAAGAAGAGTTTGTTGCACGTGTGTACTATACGTTCTACAAAGGTAGTAAGTTATGTAACCGCACAACAATAAAAGTCCAAGAGATGTATGATAATCCAAACATCAACATGAAAACACTAAAGAAAAAGAGTGAAAAGTTTTTAGATTTCTTATATGAAATGGGCAAAGTGCGCCGTCAGACACTTGGCTCTGGATTAAGTAACAGTGAGAAGAATGCATTACTCAACCTGTATGTTTATTTGTCAGAAAGTTTTGATTCTGACTTAGAAGCAACTGATTACGTTGCGTGGTACGAAGCCTTCTCTGTTGTGTACAATGACTTGTACTATGATCCAAAAGAGAAGTGGACAGATATTCCAAACTTAGAGTTTGAAGCAAAAGATTCCACAATCGCACAGTTGTTCAAAGATTACACTCGAAACCACGATAACGCTGAAAAGCAAACTCAGATGGTAAAGTGGATGACAAGCCATCCAGAGTGGGAAAACATTTACGAGTTTACGCTATTGAAAGACCGCAATCGTGCCTTCCCACGTTGGATGAAAGAAGTCACACTGCAAGATCAACGCTATACTTGCTACATTGATGGTCTACCTTTAGACTGGGAAGATGCAGAAGCTGGACACATGGAAGCACATGCTCTTGGTGGTAAGACAGTACTAAGCAATTGTGCAATGATTCGTAAGTCACATAACAGTGCAATGGGCACTATGAATGTCCTTGAATATAAAAGAATTTATGATGAAAAGGTAGCCGCATGAACAAAAACAGTAAGAACTTTATCTTTGATATGGAAACGATAGGAGCAAACGTTCTTGTTTGTCCAGTAGTAGATATGGCATATGCCTGCTTTGACTGGGAAAGATTCGTAGAAGATCCGTATTCGTTTGAAGAAATCGTGGGTGAAGTTCAAACTGTTAAGTTATCTATCACAGATCAAATGAAAAACTACAACTGTAGCTTTACTAAGTCTGATGTTCAGTGGTGGGAAAATCTGCCAAAAGAAGCACGTGATAATATCAAACCTTCACATAATGACTTGACAGTCGGTGAGTTTTGTGATACTATACTATCATATTTCAGAGACAACTCAAACATTGGTTACTGGTGGTCTCGAGGTAATTCTTTTGATCCAGTGATTCTGTTTCGACTGTTAGAATCACAAGGCAAAGGTAAGTTGATGAACGAGTATCTTAAGTTCTGGAAAGTAAGAGATATCAGAACTTTTATTGATGCTAAATTTGATTTTTCAACACGCAGTGGTTTCGTACCTC